GCTCTACGTGGGCGGGAAGGTGCACGAGCCCGACGACCCCGACCCCAACCGCGCCACCGACGACACCGACTGACCCGCCACCCGGCGGGTCATTTCGTAGGAGAGACCCATGCCACGCACCGCGTTCGAGCTGGCGGCGAGCCGTACCTGGCTGATGACCGCCGAGGCGCTGGACACCCTGCTGGCCGTGGCCGATCGCCAGGGCGACGTGGAGGCCCTGGAGGCCCGCCTCGGCCGCCCGCTGGACAACACCCGCAGCGTCAGCGTGCGCGATGGCGTCGCGGTGATCCCGGTCAGCGGCCCGATTTTCCGCTACGCCAACCTGTTCACCGAGATCAGCGGGGCAACGGCGACCGGCGTACTGGCCACTGACATTCAGGCCGCACTGGACAACCCTGGTGTGCACGCCCTGGTGCTGGATGTCGACAGCCCCGGGGGAGATGCCAACGGCATCAATGAGCTAGCCGAGATGATCTTTGCCGCGCGTGGCACCAAGCCGCTACGCGCCTACGTTGGCGGCCAGGCGGCTAGCGCCGCGTACTGGATTGCCAGCGCCGCCGACGAGGTGATCGTCGACGACACTGCGCAGCTGGGCAGCGTCGGCGTGGTGCTCAACATCCGGACGCGCGAGGACCGCCCCGGCGAGAAGACCTACGAGGTCGTCTCCAGTAACGCCCCCAACAAACGTCCGGATCTCGAGAGCGAGGCCGGCCGCGCCCAGCTCCAGGAGCGGGTCGACGAGCTCGCCGCCGTGTTCCTCGACAAGGTGGCCCGCAACCGGGGGCTGCCTCGCGACGAGGTCAACGACCGTTTCCGCCAGGGTGGCATCGCCACCGGCGCCCTCGCCGTGGAGGCCGGCATGGCCGACCGCCTCGGCTCACTCGAGAGCCTCATCGCCGAACTGGCGGGCTCCACTCCCCGAGCAACCCAGCAGAAGAGGACCGTCAGCATGACGACCGTTCGCACCACGGCGGAGCTGCAGGCCGCCATCGAGGCCGGTACCGACCCGGCCACTATCCAAGTCGCAGCCGCCGAGCCTGTTGATACCGACAAGCTCAAGGCCGATGCGGCCCAGGCCGCCACCCAGGCCGAGCGCGCCCGCTGCAAGGGCATTCTTGACCTGGCCGCGGCCGGCTTCGAGAAGGAGGTCGCCCAGGCCATCGACGAGGGTGCCAGTGTCGAGGCCACCGGCCTGGCGCTGTTCAAGGCCGCCCAGGATCGCGGCATCTCGCTCGCCGGCATCCAGGGCGACAGCACCCAGGCACCGACCGCGCAGCCACCGAAAGGCGACCAGGGCGATCAGGATCACCAGGCAGCGGTCGCCGCCATCACCGGGCGCTGGCAGGCCTCGGCCTGATCGGCGCCCCACAACGTCACACCCGATAGAGGATCACGACCATGGCTGACGTATCGGTCACCCAACATCCGCAGCTGGCGGCGCTGCTCGCCGGCGATTTCCCGCTCCGTTTCATGACCGTGACCATCGAGTCCGGCCAGGTACAGCCCGCCGGCGCGGTGCTCGGCGAGGTCACCGCCACCAGCGAGTTCAAGCTCTCCGCCACCGGCGCAGCCGACGGCAGCGAAACCCCCAGCGTCGTGCTGTGGGAGGACGTCGACGCCAGCGGCGGGGCCGTGCAGGCCGAAGCGCTGATCACCGGTGACGTTCGCTTCAGCGAGCTGACCCTTGGCACCGGCCACACCGAGGCCAGTGTGCGAAAGGCGCTGCGCAGCCTCTCGCTGTTCGTCCACTAAACCGGTAGCCGCCCGCTGGCCGGGCGCTTCACCCGTTCGAAACACCCCAGGAGAATCCCCATGGACCTGTTTGCAACCCGCACGATGCTGGCGGCCGTCGAGCAGATGAAGCGCGCCCGGCGCTTCCTGAGCACCCTCTATTTCGGTGCTGCCCCGGTCAACTCTCCGACCCAGTACGTCGACATCGACATCATCAAGGGGCACCGCAAGATGGCCCCGTTCGTGCGTCCCAACCGCCCCGGCCAGGTGGTCGACCGTAGCGGCGCCACCATGCGCAGCTACCAGCCGCCCTACGTAAAGCCCAAGTTGGAGACCAACGCCGGCGCGCTGCTCAACCGCCAACCCGGCGAGCACATCTACTCCGGCCGCACCCCGCTGCAGCGTGCCGGCGAGCAGCTCGCCCGCGACATGGAGGACCTGGACGACCAGATCAACCGCCGCGAAGAGTGGATGGCCGCGCAGGCGCTGACCACCGGCGAGGTCGAGGTAAAGGGCGATGGCGTCGATGACGTGATCGATTTCCAGATGAGCACCGATCACCTCGTCACCGAGACCGACACCTGGGATGACCCGACCGTTGACCCGATCTCGCACCTGCGCAAGTACAAGTCGCGCCTTGCCAAGGCCAGTGGCCGCACCGCCAACGCCTGTGTGATGAGCAGCGAGGCCGCCGAAGCGTTCCTGAACAACAAGAACGTGCTGGACAAGCTGAACACACGGCGCGTCGACCTGGGGATGATCCGCCCCGAGCAGCTGCCGGACGGCGTGACCTACCTGGGCTATCTCAACGACCCGGGCATGGATCTCTACGCCTACGAAGAGTGGTACGTCGACGATGCGGGCACCGAGCAGCCGATGATTCCGGCCGGCGGCCTGATCGTGGGGCCGACCAACAGCCGCTGCGGCATGCTCTACGCCGCCATCCAGGACATGGAGGCCATCGAGGGCGCCCTGTTCGACGTGGACCGCTACCCGAAGAGCTGGGTTACCAAGGACCCCAGCGTGCGCTGGCTGATGATGCAGTCCGCGCCGCTGCCCGGTTTCCACGAGCCTGACGCATTCCTGTTCTCCACCGTTGTCTGATGCCCGGCCCGCCTCGGCGGGCCCCGGCATGCAGCCGCAGAGCACCCATAAACCGATGCCATAGATAGGAGGCCACCATGGCCAAGCAATACATTGTCGCCCGCGGGCAGATCGAGAAAGGCAAGCAGGTGCTCGCCCGCCGCGGCGAGCCCTACACCCCCAAGAATGCCGCCGAGCGCGACCGCCTGCTGGCTGCCGGCGTGATCGTCGAGCCCCGCACCAAGGCCAAGGCCGCCGAGCCTGCGCCCACGGCCGGCGGCGGTGCAGGTGACAGTGGCGGTGAAACCGACACCGGTGGCGGCCCTGCCGCTGGCAACGGCCTCGGCGCCTGACCATGGGCGTGTTCGACGACGAGGTGCGCGAGGGCACCCGGCAGATCCTGCAGGAGGCCGGGTCGCTCGCCACCTACACCCCCGCCACCGGCGGCCCGGTGTCGATCGCGGTCATCGTCGACCGCGACATCGAGCGCACGGTGGCGGGCATGCAGGGCGCGGCAATGGAGCGCCGTACCGAGCTGACCGGCTACAGCGCCGATTTGGGCGAGGCCCGGCGCGGCGAGACCGTGGCCGTGGGCAGCGAGACGTGGCGGCTGGTGAGCCGTGAGGCTGACGACGGCCACCTCGTGACCTGGATCGTGACGCCCGACCGTTCGTGAGGTGATCCATGGCCACCATCGACACCAACTCCCTGAAGGTGCGTATCGACGAGGGGATGCTGCGCGACCTGCGCCGCGATCTCTCGCACATCAAGAACGGCTCGAACAAGGCGATGAGCCGGGCGATCAACCACACCCTGGGCGTCACGCGCACCGAGGCCAGCACGCAGATCCGCAAGCAGGTGAAGCTGAAGGCCGGTTACGTGCGCGAGCGGCTGAAGATCCGCAAGGCGACCGTCAACAAGCTGCAGGGTGCCATCCGCACGCCGAGCCGTGGGGTGCTGTTGTCGCGCTTTCCGAACCGCGCCTACAAGCGTGGCGGTATCGGGGTGCAGGTGAAGCCCTCCGGCGGCAAGAAGCGGATGCCGGGGGCGTTCTTCATCGGGCCGTTGAAGAACAGCGGTGTGATGGCCATCGCCATTCGCACCCAGCACGGCCCGGGGCTGGGCCGGTCCGGTGGGCTCAAGATCACCTACGGCCCTTCGGTCTCGCAGGTCTTCACCGACGTGAAGGACGACCTGCAGGCGCCGAGCGGAAACCGGCTGATGCAGCGGCTGGCCTACGAGGCCGATCGCCTGCTCAAGAGGCAGTGACCTATGCCAACCCCGATTCGCGAACAGATCCTCGACGCCCTGGCGGCCAAGCTCTCCGGCCTGCCGGCGTTCGGCGGCACCCCCGCTCAGCGGGCGAACAGCGAGCTCGACGTGCGCCACCTGCCGGCCATCAGCCTGTGGGACGGCAGTGATGCCAGCGTGGAGCACGACCAGGTCTACCGCCAGGCGGTGGTGACCACCCAGGTGGGCGTGGAGACCGTGCACCAGGCCAACGCCGATCACGAGACCTGGAGCACCCAGGCCAACACGATTCTTGCCGCCCTGATCGTCGCGGCCACCGGCGGCGACCGCACCCTGGGCGACCTGGCCGAGACGGTGCGCTACACCGGCTCGACTATCTACTACCCCGAGCCGGGCAGCGACATCATCGGCGTCGACATCGTGCTCGAGGTGCGCTGGCGCCACGACCTGGGCGACCCCTACACCAACAGCTCGCCGTAACCGGAGACCTCCCCATGCCCATTCAACAGATGCGCAGCGAAACGCTGCCGCACCGCACCGACGTGCGCTGGTTTCACGCCGAGACCGTGACCGACGCCACCAGTGACCCGCTGGTGCTGCCCAGCCTGGGGCGTGACATCGCCGTGGCCGTGGCGCCCGGCACATCGGCGCGGGTGGAGTACACCCTGAGCGGCTACGACGCCATCGAGGCCGGCACCGCCGCCTGGCACGCCTGGCCGGCGGGCGACGTGACCGAGGCCGCCACCGACGTCGTGGCGGGCGCCGTCTCCGCGCTGCGCCTGGTGAGCACCGGCGCGAGTGAGTGGGAGGTGACGGCATGAGCCTGTGGCTGGCGCTGTGGCGCGGCTCGCTGTGGCAGGGCATCTGGCGAGGCGCGGCGGATGCGCCGCCCGACCCCGGCAGCAACTGGCTCCTGGCAGCTGGCTCCTGGGATGACAACGGCACCTGGATAGACAACGAGGTATGGAACGATGCCGCTTAACATCGGGACGATTTCGGATCAGGAGGGCGGGCTCTCCGTTCGCAACAAGCTGAACGCGGCCATCGCCGAGGCCAACAATGTCACCGACAAACTCGACGCCTCGAAAGTGGGGCAGGCCAACGGCGCGGCCTCACTGGGCAGCGACGGCAAGGTTCCCTCAGCGCAGCTCCCCGCGTCCAGCGGAGGAGTAGAAGAAGCCCCGACGGACGGCGCCACCTACGGTCGTCGTGACGGCGCGTGGACAGCCCTCTCGGCGGGTAGCGGCGGGCCGTTTACTGTCGTGCAGCGCGACGGCTCCACGGCGGGGCAGGTACATACGTTCTCGCTGCCGTCGCCGCAGTACGGTTTTGGCCTTGATGCCTACGCGCTTAAACAGGGCTCGCCGGCAACGGGTCAGGCCATCGAGTACGAGACGTTCGACGCCGGCAACGAGGTGAATTACTCGGTAACCCTGGGCACTGTTTGGCGCGGCAAGCTAGCCCCCTACACAGGTGAGCTTTTTACTACTGCGGCAGACACCGAGTGGTTCACAGCAGCACCTAAAGCTGACGGGGAGACTTTCAGGTTTACTTCTGAGACTTTGTATAACGTACACGATGTCCTGGGGGACGGAAGTTCTGTCGCGACGTACCAGTTTGACGGGGACGTGTCAGATTTAGGCGGGGCGAACAACGCGACAGCCGGGCCCACCGTGACATACGTCACCGGAGAGATCGGGCAGGCTGTCGTCACGGATGGTACGTCCGACGGTCGGGTTTTAGACTTGGCGGGATGGAGCGCCCCCAACGGCGCGCTGTCCATGTGGGTATCCACTACTCAGGCGATAACCTACGGCCTGTTTTCGTTCCACGCTGTCGCAGCGTCAAACGGAGATTCGTTTGAAGTTTTCCAGGGCAGCGGCGGAACTGGCTCGACAACCAAGTACACTTTCCCGCCCGGCGCGTACCCCACCGACGGAACATTCTTCCATCTGGTAATATCCCTGAACAATAATGTGCCCACGGTATACATTAACGGGGCGGAAGTGACAGGGTTTACTACTTCGTCCAACAGCCACGGCGCCGTATTCTCCAACGGAATGCTGGGCGGCGGGGTAGGCTCGTACTATTATGCGGCTAAGGTAGACCAGCTCAGGATGTTCAGTAGACCGGTAACTAGCGAAGAAGTTAGTACCTTGTATACTGAAGGGAGTACAGTAGCAAAGCCAGTGCTTCTGGAATCCAGCTCTGGGGAATACTACTCAGCATCCGGCGGCACTCTTACTTTGGTTTCTGCGCCGGCTAGTACATCAGATTTCGATGCCAATGGGACATTGGATAGCGGAATCATAGCGAGTTCTGAATTGTCGTCTATGCTTCCTGTTTCACTTGTCACGGGAGAGGCAGCTACAGTCATTACGGAGTACACCCCGACCGACCAGATCGCCTTCGAGTCACCGCGCTCCGCCGCGTCGTGGTCGGCTCTCAATAGCGCCACCCTCATCGCCGCCGAGGCCGGCGCCGGCCGTGTGCGCGTGGCCGTGAGCCGCGACGGCAGTACGTGGTACGCCTGGGACGGCGCCGCCTGGGCTTCGCTCGGCTCGCTGACCGCCGACGCAACCGGCGCCGGCGCGGTGCTGACCGGCGGCATGGACGCGGCGACGCTCAACGGGCTGTCGTGGACCGAGTGGGGCGCGTTGTTTGCCGACTCCGAGGACGGCACGCCGGACGCCCTGGCGTTCGCCTACGCCTTCGATGTGCCGGACGCCAGCACGGACATGGCCAGCGTCAGCGACCTGACCCTCAACGTCGACCTCAAGGCCGGCTGGGTCAAGCAGTCCGAGTCCGAAGTGGTCATCACGTGGTTCAACGACCAGGTGACGTTCCAGACCGTCAACGCCGGCAACTACAAACTGGCCTACCAGACCCCGTGAGGTGAGCGATGAACTACTGGCGCGATAGCAACGGCACGATCTACTGGGGCGACCGAGTCCACCCCGGCGATACGCCCGTCGACACGGCCACCGGCGAGGCGGCGCGCCTTCAGCACGACCGCGAGCGCATGGTCGTCAGCCCGTTCCAGGGGCTGGCCGCGCTTGATCACTTCGGCTATCTGGAGCAGGTCGAGACGATGATGGCCGCCCCTGAGACGCCCAGGCTGACCCGGCTGGCGTTCGAGCGCACCCAAGAGTGGCGCCGCTTGAGCCCGATGATGACCAGCATGATCGGCGCGCTGGGGCTGACCGCGGCCCAGGCCGACGAGATGTTCGCCTACGCCGCCACGGTCGAGGCGTAGCGCACACACCGCCCCAGCACCGCCCCAACCGCCGCCCACGGGCGGCTTTTTCATGCCCGGCCGCCGGGCTTTCTGTAACGCAACAAAGGAGAGCCATTCATGGCGATCACCGAGAACGGCATGCTCGAGTACGAATCCGGGCAGAGCTACAACGACTGGGAGGAGATGAGCGACACGGGCGACCGCACCGTGTTCGAGGCCTCGTTCGCGCCGTGGTCCGGCCGCAGCGGCTTCGAGACCTCCGTCGTGCCGTGGGGCCTGGCTACCGGCGGCCGGGTGCAGGCGGGCAGCGGTAACGACTCTGTCGACGTGGCCGCGCTCACCGCCTATATGCCGGGCGTGACCGGCGCCGACTCCGACGGGCTGCTCTCCGTTGCCGCCGCCAGCGTGAGCGTGTCTCGGGCCGCTACCGACACCCACCTCATCAACTCCATCACCGTCGACAACACCGGTTCGCTGGTGGCGGTGCAGGGCAGCGCGGGAACGTCGTTCAGCGAGCAGCGCGGTGCCGCCGGTGGCCCGCCGCTGATCCCCGTCGACAGCATCGAGATTGCCCAGGTGCGGCTCGCCTCCGCCACTGCGGCACCGGTGAGCGATACCGAGGTGTTTCAGGTGGTGGGCATGCACCAGGAGCGCTACGACTACCCGATCTGGAGCGAGGACCCGGCCGCCGGCGAGGTGCACTTCGCCACCGCGCTGCCGGCGATTCACACCGGCAGCGTGCCCAAGAAGGTGAGCGTGAAAGGCTACACGCCGATCTTCGTCGAGCTGCCCAACTGCTCCGCCTGGGTGCCGGCGGACGAGTCGCACAGCGTGAACTCCACGCAGACCTACTCCGGCGCGCTGGGCTCGGTCTCACGTTCGCTGGGGCAGGCCTCGTTCACGCACCGGGCGAAGGACGGCATCACCGACCCCATCGTCAAGCTGAAGAATCAGCGCCTGTGGTTCCGCTGGTTCCAGGACAAGAACCGGGCGCCGTTCTCGCTGACGCAGGGTATTCTCGGCATCGCCCGCCAGTACCCGGCCGGCGATCACGTGACGGTGAACGCCACCATCTCCGCCGAACAGGCCACCGTCGACTTCGACGGCTGAGCCTGCCAACCCCGCCCCGGTTCGCCGGGGCGGCCACTTCCTCGTGGATGAGTGACGCATGGAATTCGACATCCAGAAGTTCACCAGCACCTCGTTCGATGCGCGCACCCAGGACGTGCCGGTGCCAGACCTGGCGGCGTTCTTCAAGAATGTGCCCGAGGGCGAGAAACCCACATGGCGCGTGCGCGGCCTGACCGGCGTGGAGCTGGCGAAGACCAACGAGGCACAGAGCCGCAACCGCAGCCGCACCGCCATTGCCGAGGGCCTGCTCTCCGGCGTGAACGACCAGGTGAGCGAGGCGGTGCGCGAGCTTCTCGGCAGCGGCAGCAGCGTGCCCGACGACCTGGCCAAGCGCATCGAGATGCTGGTGCTGGGCAGCGTGGCGCCCGAGTGCAATCACCAGCTCGCTGTGAAGCTCGCCGAGGCGTACCCGGTGGAGTTCTACCAGCTGACCAGCGAGATCACGCGGCTGACCGGCCTGGGAGCCGAGCCGGGAAAGCCGAAGCGCTCTTCAGGCAGCAAGACGTCCAAATCGCCCTCCAGCTCTGCGACCTGAAGGGCGAGTTCCTGTTTCGGGTGCGGCCCGACCTGCTCCCCCTGCAGATGCTCACGCCGCTGGAGTGCGAGTTGTGGCAGCTCCACTTCAAGCAGCGTGAGCAGCGTCAGTCGAAGGGGTGAGAGGCCAGCCCTCATCGCCGTGCTACGCTCCCTCAGGGAACTGAAGGGAGGCAGTCATGAGAAGGATGATAATACTGGCGCTGGCGGCCTGGCCGCTGGTGGCGTGGGGGCAAACGCCGGTTTTCAAGTGCATGATTGAAGGTCGTACGACCTACCAAGGGCGCGTCTGCCCAGAGGGCACCATGGTCGGGGGCTGGAATCTACCGGAGGTGGCCGCCCCGCCCAGCGAGCCGACACCGGAGCAAGAGGCAGTGGCAGCAAGGCTTCGCGCTCGGCTTGATGAAGCGGCCAGGGGCGGCCAGGCAAATGCCGATCTGCCTCGCCTGGATGCAACGACCCGATGCCGCGCAGTGGCGTCCGTGGGTGGTGGTTACAGCGCATCCACCTTCAACGCCTGCATGAGCAATGAGCAGGAGGCTTACGAAGATTTGGGAACGCTCTTTATCAGGATTCCGGCCCCAATCCGTGAAAGGTGCTTGCGCGTCGCGAACGTTGGAGAGGGTGGCTCTTACTCGACGCTACAGGCCTGCCTTGAGCAAGAGAATAGAGCGCTGGCAAGTATGCCTCAGCAGGTGCCGGTAGAGCGACCGAGGCAGGGCCGCGTTACCAGTGAGCAACGGAGGAAGCTGCCGGTTTTTGATCCCGAAGCCCACTGCGAGGATTATGCGCGCAGCAATGGGCCACGCAGTGCGGTTCTTTACAACATATGCATAGAAAGTCAGCAAAAGGCCTACCGAAAAGCGGCATCGCTCTTCGATCAAGTCAGTGAAGGAATGCAGGAGCGTTGTACCGATTATGCGAATACCTCCCCGGGAGGGTCATACGTGCTTTTTGAGCTTTGCCTGCACAATCAACGCAATGCATCAAGAAATCCAGCAAAATTCACTCGCTGATGATTGGAGTTGATCACAAGCCCGCCGGCTGGCGGGCTTTTCATTCCCGGGCCTTGATGGCCGCCGGCCAAGCCGCCTTGCGGGCGAGCGCGCCCGGGCCATTCCGGTACCGTATACACGATACCCGTTCTTGACGGCCCCGCACTCCGGGGTCATTATGATGGCACTCTCGCAAACATAGGCGGCTCGCCGCCCCAGCCCCGTCAGTGCTGGATTTTTTGTGCCCGTTCGCCGGCACGTTTCACCGTACGCTCGTGGTGGGCGCCGGTTCCATGCCGGGTGGACAACGGGGAATACAAGACCGGCCCTGCCGGGAATACCCGTGGCGGTTCCTATGTACCGAGAGTGACACCCGGCACCCTCTCAAGGTGCCAGATGCTCATAAACATAGGAGGCCATGACCATGGCGACCCCGAACCCGATGCCGGTACCGTTCCACGGCAGCACCCTTTACGTACATGACCATCAGGGCGAGCCCATCGTCCCGATGAAGCCCATTGTGGAAGGCATGGGCTTGGACTGGCGGACGCAGGCAACCAAGTTGCGCAGTAACCGCAAACGCTGGGGAGTGGTGATTTCCACCACCCCTTCGAAAGGTGGCAGCCAAGAAACCACGTGTGTGCCCCTGCGCAAGCTGCCTGGCTGGCTGATGTCCATCCACCCCAACAAGGTGAAGGCCAGCATTCGCGAGAAGGTGATCCAGTTCCAGAACGAATGTGACGACGTGCTGTGGCGCCACTGGCAGCAGCGCCACCCGGAGGCCACGCCCATGGTGCGGCCCAAGGGCGACCCCGAAGACAGCCAGTGGGTGGAAGGCCACTTCAACGGCCACCGCATTCGCGCCCTGGTGGGCATGGCGCGCTGGGAAGTGTGCCTCGAGGACTGCGCCCGCGCCCTGGGCTACGCCAGCCCGGTGGACCTGTTCAAGCTCACGCCCGACGGTATGTGGCGCAAGCTGCCGCCCTCGCTGAACGCGCCGGTAGACGATGACCCGATCACCCTGGTGCGGCCCACAGCGATACTCTCAGCGCTGACCCGCAGCCGCCGCGCCGGTGCCGATGCGCTGGCCGAGCACCTGGAACGCGAGCTGTTCTTCGAAGGGCGCATCACCGCCGAGGTGGCGCCCACCCGCGCCGACAAGGACTACGCACGGCAGCTCTTCGAGGAAGACCCGGCCGCGTTCCTGGGCAAGCGGCCCTGGCTGCTGTACCCCGGCCCGGAAGGCGGCCTGCAGGCCCGGCCGCTGCGCGAGACGGAAACGATCATCGAAATGCAGGAGCTGGCCGAAGTGAAGCACGCCTATGACCGGCTGGATCACTTTGTACGCCACCGCGAACTGGAACTGGCCTTCCCGCGGAAGGCGCACTGACACCACGCGCAGCACACCACATGCCCAACCCCGCCACGGCGGGGTTTTTTCATGCCTGATTCTGGAGGTACCTCGTGGCCGATCTCGAAAAAACCGTGGCCATCATCTTCGAAGGCGTCGACCAGATGGGGGCGGGTATCGACTCCGCCACCAAGCGCATCGACGGCTTTGCCGGCAATGTCGAGGACATCGCCACGCCGATGGCCAATGCCACCAAGGCCATTCTGGCGGCCGAGGCGGCGGCCGGGGGTATGGCGGTGGCGTTCGGAGTGCGAGCATATGATGCCGCCGTGAAGTTCGAGGCAGCACAGGCCGATCTGGCCAAGACGCTGGGCGAGAGCGATGGCAGCGTCGATCGGTTCACGCGGGAGATTACCGAACTCTCCAACGCCTATGGCGAGTCGTCGACGGAGCTTCTCCAGTCGATGGCCAATTACAAGCAGGCGGGCTTCACCGCCGAGGAATCGCTGGCGCTTGTGAAGAACGGGCTCGACCTGGTGATCGCCGGCGACATCGAGGCGCAGCAGGCCAGTGAATACCTGGTGGCCTCGCTCAAGGGCTTCAAGGCCCCAGCGAGCGATGCCGGCCAGCTGCTGGAGGTGCTGAATGCCTCGAGCAACACCTACGCCACCAGCGTCGATGAGCTGGCGAAGGGCATGGCAGCGCTGTCGCCCATTGCCTCGACGCTGGGGATGGGCTTCGAGGGGACCGCCGAGCTGCTGATTCCGGTGATCGAGGTATTCCGCAGCGGCCCCGAGGCGGCCAACGCCTTGCGCACCGGCCTGTTGCGCCTGGGCGATGATGCCGCGCCTGTCGTCGATACGCTGGAAAGCATCGGCGTGGCCCAGCGCGACGCCAACGGTGTACTGCGCAGCAGCAGCGAGATTCTGATGGATGTCGCCAATGCCACCAGCGATATGACGGCATCGGAAAAGCTGTTCGTGGCTCAGCAACTGTTCGGCATTGAGCAGTCATCCAAGATGATCGAAGTGCTGGGCTCGCTCGAGGGCTCGACGGTCGATGTCGGCAAAGCCATGAAGGGCTCGGCCAGCGTGGCCGAAGAGGTGGCCGTTCGCCTGGAAACCGCCGAGAAGGCCGGGGACCGCGCCCGCGAGTCGTTCGAGAACCTGGCGCGCACACTCGGCGTGCAGTTCAAGGATGACATGGCGGGCATTGTGGATGCCGTCGGCGAGGTCTTTCAGGCGTTCGAGGGCGCCGCCGCCGATGGCGCCTTGGATGGCTTCTTCGATGAGCTCAACCCCCTGCTCAACGAAGTGGAGCGGCTGGCGCTGGAGGTGGCTGAGGCGCTGCCCACGGCCCTGGCCGAGGCGGACTATTCCGGGTTTGCCGATGGGCTGAATGCGCTGTTCGGCGACCTGGAGAACGTCGAGATCACCGCCGATGACCTGCGTAACGTGATCGAGGGGCTGGGGGGCGGCTTCCGCTCCCTGTCGGAATTCACGGCCGGCACCTTCGAGGTGTTTGCCGGGTTCGTCGAGGTGATCAAGCCCGTTGTGGAAGGCTTCATGTCGCTCGACAGCGAAACCCAGAATTGGATCGGCGTGGTCGGTGGGATTTCGCTGGCCGTGTCGCCAGCGGTGTCTGTCCTAGGCACCCTGACCGGCGCCGTGTCGGGCCTCGCCGGGAAAGGGGGCGTTATCGCCGCTGGCCTGCCGCGGATTCGCGATTTGATGACGCTGCTGGGCAAGAATGCCGGCGTGGCGGGGGTGGCCCTCATCGCCGCCGATGCCATCTCTGGGGCGTATCAGCGCCTCAAGGAGTTCAACGAGGAGCCGTTGAACCTGGCCGACAAGCTCAAACGTGATCTTGAGGAAGTCGAGAACATCCAGGGCGACGAGTTTTCGCTCTTCAACGTTGAGAACCTGGCCGCCAGCTACGAATCGCTCAAGCAGTATTTCGGCTGGGGCGATGAGGCGGCTGCCGACTTCGAGACACTGGACGCCGCCGCTGTAGAGGCCGCCATTGCTGTAGGCGCTGCGGCCGGGCAGATCGGCGGGGAAAGCGCGCAGAAGATCAAGCAGCTTTCTGAAGAGGCGATCAACTCGGCAAAGCTGGTTGCCAGTGCGGGCGGGGATATTGAATCCGCGTTCAGTGGATTCGACACGCCGCTGATCGATCAACTGGCTGCGTTGCCAGGGCCGCTTGAGGACGCAGTTTTCCATATCGTTGATGGCAGTGCTGACATCACGGCTTCCGCGGAGGAGATCGAAAATGCCATGTCCAGAGTTGAACAGGCATTTATCGAGGGTCGCATTGATGAGGATCAGTATTTTCATGCCATAGAGGCACTCGACCAACTGGAGGTTCAGACCGAGAAAACCGCCCTGTCTCAAGAGCTGCTGGCCGACAAGTTCGGCCAATTGCCCGACTCCCTGAATGGGGTGGCGGATATGTTCACGAGCACTCTTGCACCGAGTGCTGAGGAGGTGGGCAAGTCGCTCAACAAAATCCGGGAAGCCTTTGAGGCAGGCGATATTGATGCCACGCAATACGAGCAACTGAAGGGCAAGCTCTTGGAGCTTCGTGACGGTGCACGGGAGGCTGGCAAAGGCCAGAAGGCGCTGGCCACCGAGACGCTCAACACCGAGGAGGCGATCCTCAAGGCCCGCGACGCCGTGCTCGAGCAGGAGCTGGCACTGGAGAAGTTGGCCAGCAACGAGCGCATCAAGAACATGGAGTTCGCCGTTGACTTGAAGGTGGCGCAGTTGGAGGCCGACACTCGGCGCGTCGAAGCGATCCTCTCTGCGACCAGCACCACAATCGAAGCCACGGCAGCGGCTGGTGCCAGCATGTGGGAAACGCTCGCCGGCGGCGACCTCTCCTTCAGCGACAAATGGGACCTGAAAGACCACATCGAGCAGCAGATGGACATCCAGGAGGAGGCCGCCAAACAGCAGGCCAAGCTGATCGCTGCCCAGGTCAAGCTCTATGAGGCGCGCACCGAAGCCCTGAAGAACGGCGACGGGCTGATCCAGATCGACAGCAGCGGCCTCGAGCCGGCGCTCGAGATGGTGATGTGGCAGATCATCGAGAAGGTGCAGCTGCGCGCCAACGCCGAGGGCGCCGAGTTCCTGCTCGGCCTG